CCAGAGGGTGTAGAAAGGATGGTGTTTGAGATGTGGTATTATTTTACTGTTGTTGACTCGTGCACGGGGGTTAGGTCGTGGTTTTCGGTGGCGTGAGGTGATTTGTAATTATTGTGGGGGTTGATTATCTGTTTCAAATGTGTGATGGTATGTGTGTGGCCGTTGGTTTCCGGTGAAGTCTTTTGTTGGCTTGGGTGAGGGTTTTGAGTATTGTCGTGATTTTGATTTTAAGGAATTTTATAGGACTTATATAGAACGTTTCGTGTGAATAGAAAAGAAAAGCCCCTAGGTTATACGCCTAGGGGCTTTCTTGTGAGGGGTTACTTTTCTGTCTTGTTTTTGGCGCTTACGGTGATTTCGAGTGTGTCGAGTTTGTTTTTAATGGCTTTTTCAACTGTGGCGGCAATGTCGCTGGGATTGGCTCCGAGGGCCTTGCTGAGTGTTTCGATGGCTGTGGCTTGTGCGGTGAGTGTGGCTTTAAGTGCGGCAATATCGTAGCGGGTTTGGATTACTGAGTCAAAAATGTTTCGACCGTCGAGACCTTTGGCCGTGTAGAGCGCTTCGGTGGCGCGGTCTTTGAGTTCATTGCGTGTTTGAATCACTGAGTCAAAAATGTTTCGGCCGTCGTTGCCTTTGGCCGTGTAGAGCGCTTCGGTGACTTGTGCGGTTGTCATGATGTCTCCTTCTTGTAGGATTTCGTTTGCCTTGTTGATGACGTAGTTTACGTCAAGTCCGTTGGGTGCGAGGTCGGGGCATCCGGCGTGGTCGGTTCCCGGCACTTCGCGGTGTAACCAGATGTTGCCGTTGGTTCCGTCGTGCCATAGGTGGCCCCATCCGTATCGTTGGGCAATGTCGGCGCAGAGTGCCGCTGATGCGTCCATGCAGGCTTGCGTGCAGGGTATTCCCTCCATTCCGCCTTCGTGTTCGATGCTGATGGTGCTGTTGTTGCTGGCGTAGTTGGCGTCGGACCATGAGCCGTTATCTTCGTCTACGTATTGATGGATGGTGCCGTCTGCGCCTATTCCGTAGTGGGCTGATGCCGCGCTTGCGGGGAGTTGAAAAAAGTTGTCCGTACTGGTTAGATAGCCCACCATGATGTGTAAGGTGATGTGGTCTACGTGGTATCCGCCTCGCCCGTTGTAGTGGTTGGGGGATTCTATCCATGCTATGCCATTCATTGCCTAATCTTCCTTGTCGTTGTTTTTCTTTTTGCTGGTGTCGAAAGTATTGAAAATATTCCAGTTGAATGGTTCGGGGTTGATTTTTGCGCAGTTTTCGATGATTGATGTGATTTCGGTCAGACAGACGCCTGTGCATACGGGGATGAATATGGGTAGTTCGATTCCGAGGTTGATGTAATCCGAACCGTATTCTACGATCAATGCAACGCTGATTGCTGTTAGATATGTGAACTTGTGTCCAAGTCCTTCCCTCATTCTTTTACTGGATAGCTCTCCTTGCATGATTGCGTTAACCACTCCGGTAACGTAGTCGATGAGTATCAATAGAAATACAATACCGATAACGATTAATTCATGGTTTGGCATGATGTTTCCTTATTTCCTTATACCTGATTGTTGTAGCAAGCCGCCGAGTATCATACTGAACTCCGCTTTGATTTGCGGTGTTTCGAAACGTAATCGTCCGACGCGATAGGCGTTCAGTATTTTCTGTGTCATGTCGTCGGAACGTTTGAGCATAATGCAATCATTGTCAACCAGTCGGTAGTCAAACGTAAAATCCCTAGTGATTTTAGGCTGTTTTTTGGTGATTATATATAGTACTTCGTCGGTATCGCTTAATTGTTGGTATACGTTAAAAATACCGTATTCCGTGGTTCTTAATGTGAGCGCATATCCGGCGTCGTTAAAATCACTGATGAGGGTATTGGCGTTGTCCCTGAAATCATTGTTGATCGCATAATTCGCATAGTTTTCGTCATATTCGCGTAAAAATTGTCCGAATTTGGATGTGGCCACCTTGGCGCTGAACCCGCCATAATCCGCCAATTCCACCATGATGAACCCGTTGCAATAGCGCTGGTATTGCGTGTGATTGTCCAACTGTGGTTTCAGGTTGATGTTGAATGCTGAAAAATACGGGTTGGCCAACGTCACCGCGTTGCTGCACATGATGACTCGAACCCTGTCATTCCACCGGTCAACCGTATTGTAGAATTCCTCAAGCGCGGTTACTTCGCCGCCCAAATACCTCATGTTGTCGGGGAAGATTTCATCGAAAATAATGGTTCGAACCTTGGGGTACGCAACCGATTTCACTTGTCCTGCCTGACTGAGAGCGATGAAATACCCCATGATATGCCATGTTGGGCGCGTCTTGCCGTGCTTGTCCGTGGTGGTGTCCCTGTCATCCAGCCAGTGGCACTCTGCTTGATTCCCGGACACTCGAAATTCCAGCTCCGGATATTGTTCTGCGATGTCCGCAAACCAAGTGCCCTTGTTTTTCTGTTCCTCCGCTGTCCTGCGCAAATAGATGAACTGCCAGCGTTTTTTAATCCAGTCGCCTATGACCAGTTTTTTGGCACCATAGGTTTTTCCGAGGCCGCGCGCGCCAATGACGAACATCCAAGGCGCGTGATAGGATAATACGCGCCCATAATCGTAATAATCCCCCTCGTTCAGCAGTTTCTCCATAATATCCATTCTACCATATACCATCAACAGACCGGTAGATATCTACCGGTCTGTCACCGTGTCAGAAGTTCGGTGGTGCGCTGGTGCCGTCCCATACATTCAACAGCGAGTAGACGGCATTATAGCGTGTCCCGTATGGCCCGAACGGAGGCGTATTGAGGATATTATTGTACAGTTGGGTAAGAGATGAAGCATGAGGCACATTCAACGCACCCGCCGGGCTTTGATGATAGGCGCTCGCCCACAGTATTTGCATTTTTGCGTCATCATACGTCTGCGGGTAGCTCTCGTAATCCTCAGCGAACTGATTACGCTGGCCCTGCCGTGATTCCGTGCGCCTCGCCCACGTCTGGAACGCCGCGACCTCGCTACCGGTCATCGCCCTGTCGAACGTGCCGCCTGATTCCATGAGCGCGGCGATACCCGGCGCGGCGGCGGCAAACGCCTCATATCCTACAGTGTCCACCACCCTCATCGCGTTCAGAACCTGCAAGCGGCGTCCAAAACTCCATTGTGCGATGCCGATACCCTGATTGTTAGGCTCGACAGCATCCCAGCGTAATGATGACTCAACGGTACCGATCACATAGAGCGCGTATGAGCTTTTTCCGTCGCCCACGCTTGGCGTGCCCTGTCCTTGGTCGGCGTCCGGCTGACCTGTGCCGCCTCGATATATCCAAGTCTGAGCGCTCGACTTGTAGAAAATGGCTTGCGATGATGTCGTACCCGAACCACTATGATATACGAGGTTGTCGCCCTGTAGTTGAATCCACGCGGAGATATCACCGTCCACGTTAACGCCCGGATTATTGCCACCAGTCGGATTGTCGCCGGATTCCGGCGGTTCCGGTAGTGCCGTGGGGTGCAGATAGCCGAGAAGCTGTGAACCTTTCGCAAGCGGTAACAATTGGTGCACGGCGGGCGTCGGGTTTTGCGTCAGAACATCGATACTGTCGCCTTGAATGCCACCCCACACGATGGCCACGTGACTGCCGGGGTAGTCTTGACTTCCGAATCTCCAAAACACGACATCTCCCATGCCGGGCGTATAATTTTCGTCCTTTTTCTCGAAAACACGACCCACGGCGGACGAGGTGGGGAACATGGTGTAATTGGCTTCCGCGTAACCTGTCGGCGTGATGCAATCACCTAACGAGAGATTGTAATTATCCATACAGTACTTTGCCCATAAATCCCAACATTGGGCACCAAAAACCCCGTCCATGTCCCAATATTGGCTCTGGGTACGTTCCAACCATGCTTGCACGTCTACCATGATATTAGTATACCCCACGGCGTTGCCGTGGGGTATGGTCTATAGATGCATAGTGTATCCGATGTACAGTTCCATAGGTTGCACCCCATAGGGGGCCGTGATTTTTCCATCACTGCCACGGACGGGGTTGGTAAACCCTACTACCGTGGGAGATGCGCCCTTGTTGTTAACGGCCAGCTGGAACAAAGCCTTGTCGTCATTGATCGTAATGAACTTTGGCAGTGTCGCCAACGTTCCTGCGCCGCTGACCGTAGAGGATACGGTTAGCGCCATTTGCACGGTAATTGTACCGTGGTCCAGTGTCACAAGGTCACGACTACCTCCCTTAACGCCAGAGCCATATGACAGTGGGGCCATGGTTTTTGTCGTTCCGCCATAATCTCCCATCAGAACGTTTGCGAACTTAGCGCCCATGACGGCGTAGCCTTCATCGTTCGGATGCTTGTCGTCGGATGCAATCCACTGCCATTCTCCGAGGTTCAGCTCATAGCCAAATTCCGCGAACCTTGCCGCGCCTGCCTGACTGCACCCCTGACTGATTTCCGCGTACCTTTTCAGAAGAGTGTCCCAAACCTGATATGCAGGCCACTGGCACGGATAGATGACCACCTGCGCGTTGGGGAATTTGTCGCGCGCGTTTCCAATCGTTGTTTTGACGGCACTTGTCACGGAACTGGTGTCATTTTGCCCTCCGGTAATCATCACAAAATCCACGGTCTCAGGAGAGCTTACGGTGCTGGCCGCGTAGTTTATCTGCTCACCGTAATTTCGGCGGCTAGTAGTTCCCCGGGCTATAAACCCGGCCCCGCCTTCGCTGAAATTGTGAACTTCGGCTCCTAAAATACGTCCCATTACGGCATAGGGGTTGTCCTGTGTCTCATTCGATGACATATACCCCTGCCCGTAGGAGTCTCCAATGCAAACGATTCTCGCCCCTCTAGGGTCGGCCATGCGCGGCTTGGCAATCATGGAATACAAATCACCAGCGTCCGTAATGGAATTGGCGTGCAGGGCATTCAGGTTCGCATTGAGCTTGGCGATATTCGACTCGTTGGTATGCGCCAATGACGTTGTGGCTGTCAAATCGCTTTTGATTTCCGCGTCCGCGTTCTGCAACGCGGCGAGATCGCTATTGGTGACGGTCTTGAAGCCGCTGAGGTCGGATTTAACCACATTAAGCCCAGTTGATGTAGAGTCGATTTTGGATTTAAGTTGGCCTGCCGTCGTATCGCTGGTCGCGCCGAGCGCGTCCAATCGCCCCACGGCGTCATCTGCTGTGGACCGTGCGCCGTTCGCCGTCTCGGTTGCGCTGTTCGCCGCCTCGGTTGCCTTGCTCGCTGCGGCGGTCGCGTTGTTCGCCGCCGCCGTCGCCGTGGTGATGTTGGTCGCGTTGGCGTACATTTGATTGTCGATTTTCGTCATTGCGTCGGTAAAATCACCGCGCCACGATGGCCGGTCGTTTGGATTGTCGCCAAATGTCGGCAGACTGTAGTGACCGGTATGCTGTGTGGTAGCCATTGTTATTCTCCTTTTTTTCTAGGCTTTATCGTCTGCGGTCGGATTGCGTTCGACATAGCGTGCATCCGCTTCGGATTGCGTGACAAACGCCATGTCGGCGGGCGGGTTTTCGGGCATGGATTTTCCGTAGGGGAATTGGGTCCGGCCCGGAAAATCGCCGGGCACGCAATTATCCACGGAGGTTGCTTTCAGGTCGTACTCACGTGCGCCGAGGCCAAGCCCGTCGTATTCCTGCGCGGTCAACTGCATGTTATCGTAGTCGCCCCAGAATAATCCATGATTACGCGCATTGTCGTATATGCCTCCAAGCACGTCCCCGAGCGGTTGCGTGGCGCCGTACACCGGGGAGGTTGCCACGCCTTGCTGTTCCATTTTGTGAATCAGGTCCAGTAGTTCCGCGCGCAACGCGGCCATGCTCCTGTCAAGCTGGGTTACGGTATCTGCAAGCGCCTTGTTCACGGATGCCGCGAGGTCGCTGGTGGTCTCCTCCAGTTTGCTCAAATCGCATTGGAGGGTGTCGAGATTGTGGCGTAGGCATTCGATTAACTGTAACGTGGTTAATCCGTCCCGATACGTGAAAGGAACGGACGTGGGCACCCCGTCAAACAGGCGTTGCCGTGGAATCAGCGCATTAATGGCAACCATGATTACTCCCATTCTCCATAGTTATGGCAGTTGCTGAAAATAGTATCATACGAGCCCCATACTTGCATGAAACACGGTTCGAGGCTCCGCACAATTTCCATGTCCACATTGATAATCGCCTGTCGGTACTCCTGAATCAGGCTCATGGCGGACTGGGAGCGGCCCGACGTGTGGGATTTGGTGCTCCCATCTGTAGCGTCGTGTTGCCATTCCGTGCTGGATGTACTATGGGACTGAGAAGAGGTATCTTGCGTGCTATGGCTAGTGCCGTCCGTATCCGCTTGCGCCTGATTGGCATGAGTCGCGTATCGAGCAAAATCACCTTGCACGCCGGTTGCGGGCACTTCCGAGTCGTAAGACTGGGACTTGGTGCTACTTGAACTGGTGCCGTCCGAGGAGCTTCGGGTCGCACTATCCTGAGAGGCGCTGGTTTTGCCGCTGGACTGGGCTACAGTATTGGACAGGCTTTCACTGACCATTTCCATAGTGTTCAATGGGTCATATTTCAACGCTAGCGTCCTGTAGCGCTCATTGAAATATGGCATGATTTCCGCCATCGTCATTCCCAAGTAAAAAATGAACTGCTGGGCGGTTTCCTGACCAATCTCCCTAAGCGCGTAATGGCGGACGATCTTCTCATTCAACTCAGTGCGATGGCTCTCGGCGTAAATCGGGTAATAGTCGGCGCTGAGGTGCAGTCTGGCGTCCGTGTCGTATCCGAATGCAATGAGATTACCGAGGGTTTCCGTGTACTCGCCGGGCGTTGTCATCGCATAGGCGCTAAAACTCTGTGCCATATGTGGCCTTCCCCGTTTGGTAGCTAATACGTGCGGCGACGATATCATGGTATGCTTTCATTGCAACAACTTGTTTTTTCAGCAGCTCCGCAGCATGGCTAGACATGGGCAAGTCCCCCGTTTCATAGCCATACAGAGCATTTTCGGCCTTACTGATTTTATCGGCGACTTCATACATTTCATGGACGAGTCTCACCATAGTGTCACAAGTCATCATTACAATACACCTCCGATACCCGCGTCATACGACGCGGGCATGTCAATATCCGTCGTGCCGCTGGCGCCGGAATCAAGCGCGTTGGGCACACCGGAACTTTGCGCGTCCGCATACTCCACCCAGATGTTCAACTGTGGCCATAGGCGGTTAATCTCAGTCGCCGCCGTCTGCCGAGCCTTGAGAAAACTCAGGCGGAACACGTCCACCTTCTCGTTGGCCTGCGCCACCTCGTCGGAGATGAGCCGTTCTTTTTTCTCCGTGCCGCTGGATTGGATACCCAAATATCCTAGTACCTCATTGGTCACCTGCGCTTTCTGCTGGACGAACTTATCCAACAGGTAAGGTGTTGTGTTCGGCCACGGTTGGAACATGCTGCCGGGGTCGAGTGAATCGTAGCCGATAATATAATCCTGCCCATCCTGCCGCTGTTGCAGCATGTTTTGCACGGTGAGCTTGGTACGCGGGTCGGCGGTGATGATGGTTGGCAGTTTCAGGCTCTCCAAGTTCACGTCATATGCCTTGTCAATGTCGGCAAGGCGTCTCGCATACTGCCATAAGATATCTTGAAAACTCATGCGCATACGACTGTCCCAAATCGGAACGCATTCGCAGCCCGCCTTGAGTTGCTTGTAATGATAGTTGACGCCCACCGGCTCGAAGCACGTCGGGTTGTTATACACGTTCAATCGGCCTTGATAACCGGCTTGCGTGACGAGGAACCGGCCTATACGTTTGTCCTCGAAAAACAACGCGCACCCGTATTCATACAGACACATTTCCAACCATCGCTCATCCACGGTGGGCGGCAATCCCCGCCAACTGAACCGGTTCAGTGCCAGTTCAGTTAGCAGATGATAGTACATTGCGTCAAGGTCGGCGGCGCGCGCCTTGGCGTAATTGCCACGCGGATGCAACGCGCCGCCCCTACGATTCTGATTTTTCCTCGACCTAGACATGCCTCTAGTATAGCACTAGAATGAGATGCCCGGCAATGGGTCGTTATCCGCCCAATCGGTCACGCCGATATCATCCGGGTTAGTCCATATAGTAGCCCCAGACTCGAACACGCCTTTAATGGTCTGCCGATACTGCTCGGGCAAATCACCTCGCACGTAACACTCTTGCATCTGCCAGTAGGTGAATTTTGTCATACATTCCAGCGATTGCGGCGGCGTGATGAAACGCTGGATAAAATACCCGTAACGCAACATGTACTCTCCGACGCTCCGCAGAGCTGAGGGTGCGCACGTCTTAAATCGAACCAACACCCCGACAATACCGTTCGCGAGGTTAAAACCGTCTCCGCCGATGGCGCCGGATGTGGTCGGGGGTGTTAATTGCATCTGCTGTACCTGTGCATTGATACCCGCAATGGTGTTTTGATAGTCTCCGAACGCGGAACGTTGCGCGTAATCCGCGTTCATATCCGCCATATTCTGGGCCAACTGGTTTGAAAGCGCTGTAGTCTGAGAGCCGTATGTGTTGGCCTGACTTGTTGTAGCCGCGTTGGTACTCAGCGAGTTCGCCGTGGAAAGTTGGGCGGCGGTATTGTTGATACTGCGGTTTGCTTCAGTGTTGACACCATTCATGACCGCACCGCCTAATGCCGATACCGCGCCCCCGACATTGCCCGAAGCGGCGTTACCCGCCACCCCGACCACGCCGTTAACCACGTTATTCAGCTGTGCGAGGTCAGCTCGCTGATTGTTGATATACGTCGTGTTGTCCAGACTGGTGTTAAGCGAGGTTGCTTGTATCGCGTTATTGGCGTTGCGGTTGCCGATAGCGAGTTTGTTGGCTTGGGTATTGTACTGGTTCTGCATGGCCGTGGCCGCAAGAGACTGGCTGATGCCCATCTGCGCTTTTTGATACGCCCAGTCGGCGGACTGTTGACTGTAGGAACGAGTGTAGGCACTGTTTGCCATTGCCAACTGGGCGCCATTGTTGACTATCACAAATTGAGGGAAATTGCTGATGCCAAACGCGGCGTCCAACATTTCCCCGCTATCAATGGGCAACCCATTGTTTTTATCAAGAGGAGCAATCTCGCTTGCACCCGCCTTATTGTACCCAACCGGGTAAAAGTTCAAGCGCGCGCCATTGGGCGCGTAATTATGCACCTCTCTAATAACCAGATTATCGCTTTGGATATTTTCGGGCTTATAGGTAATATTAGTGCCATTCAAACAAGTGCATTCAACAGTGGAATAGGGGTAGCATTTGAGTTTTTTAAGGTTTTTATAACGTTTAGGGATATTAAAATTATCACGAAAATCATTAATGGCGATAATGTCTTCATATCTGCTGGGCGCATTTGTGGCCGACTGGGGGAAACGGTAGATACGATTATTCAATTCCGAAGGGAGTGTTTTCCCAAACAGCTTATCTACGACATAGCCGGATTGCTTAAGAAAGTCATCATCTAAAGAGGGTATCATGTACATGTTTACAATACCCTGTGTTATCCATGAAAAAGTAGAACCCACTCCCATAAACACTTGGATAGATTGGATGTCCTTAAAGTACAGTATTTCAGCACCGTTAGCCATGTTCTCGAATAGAGAGCCGCCCGCAGTAGTGAGAGACGGTTTTCCCTGACTGCCCGCGTCCGCTGATAAATCCACCGTGCTCACGACTATTACGCCGTAATTCAGATTTTTCCCGTCCATGCCGATAAGAGATTTGTACTGTTGGTTTACCGTCACCATTTCGCTACCGGTGTCCAGCCCTTCGGGTAGTGCGAGATAACTGCGACCATAATCGGCCATCTGGTTTTCGTTGGCAATGCCGATATGGCCTCGCACCACATAGCATGAACCAAACCTAAGTACATGCTGGAACGACTGCCAAACGTCCAACTGTACAGTGAGCTGAGTGGTGTACGCATTGATGTAATCCACGTGGTTGATGAAATAATACCAATACCGTGGCGCCTCCAAGTCGGGGTAATCGTTATACACCACGACATAGTTGTAGTTGGACGCCTCGTTAAATGGCAGTTCGACGCGCACGGGTTGGCCGAACATGTGCATGACTCCATGAACCCTATCAACGCCGGGCCGTCGGTCGAACCATTCCTGTTGTTTCTGCGGCGATTCGAACCGGGCTAGGTCACGGTAACTGCTATCCCACGGCACGTTACAGAGTTTCAGCGACGTGTTGGGCGTCCATTGAGCCCAGTTAAACGTCGCCTCGACGTTAGGGTTGATATCTCTCAGCATACTATCCCTTTCATAAAGAAGGGAGTGTTTCACGTGAAACACTCCCTTTTATTATATCGCAGATTAGGCGACTGTCACAGTGCCCTGACCGCTGACACCGAACAGCGCGGCGGTGACGTTGGCCGTGCCCCCCTTGACACCGGTCACGACGCCCGACTCGGACACCGTGGCGTTGGCTGGGGTGTCGGATGTCCAAGCGGCTTGCGCGGTCACGTCGGCGGTTCGCCCGTCAATCATGGTCGCCGTGGCGGTCGCCTGCACCGTATGGCTCACGGTCACCTTCGAAACATTGACGGCAATCGACGCGACAATCGACGGGTTGAATCCGATGACGCCATCGCCAACCACCGGCACGTCCAGAGCTGCGGACACAGTGCCCGGCACCTCCGGAGTCTCCGAATCCGTGTACAGCGCGGTAGCCGTAACCGGGATAGTGGTGTTCGGTTCATCGAGGCCGACCACGAGCACGCCAGTGGGCGAAATGTACGTGTAATCACTCTTCGGCTTGACGGTATCGCCAATACGATATTCAACCGCATCCGACCGGAACGTAGCCGTGCCGTCGTTGTCGATGGCCGTGTCGGCGGTGACTTGCACCGCGCCGCCGCGCGCCACGTTCGACGGGGTGGACGTGCCTCCGCCGTACATGGCGAGTTTGAGCTGGAACGTCGGCGCTTTGGCCGTCGTACCGGTAGGCGCCACCACGTTGGCAGTGGAACCCGTGCCAGTCCAGAACATCACGGCTGGGGCAAAGCCAGACACCGAGATGATGTGCTGGACATGCAAATAATGGTTGACCGAGTTGATGTTGACCGGATTAGTCTGCTGGGTCATCTCGTTAATGACCGGAATATCAATCAGGAACTTGTCAGTAGTAAGAATGGCTTGCACGCCATCCATGCCGAAACGGTCCTGCGGGATGACGATAATCCGGTCAATGGTCGGTTCCGCGTCCGTGCGCTGGAACACCGTTGCCAGACCCTGAACATCAAGCGCCGACTTGACTTCAGGCGAGCAGAACAGCACGAGTTCATCAGGGCGGGCGAACGTCGGCATGTGACGCGCATTATACCGGGTGCTAACAAACTTCAGAGTATCCGCCCATGCGCGAATCTGGCGCAACATGCCGCGGGCGTCCGTTTCCGAACTGCCCATGTTGTTCAGGTCGTTGTCCATATGGACACGCCAATATCCGCCGAGTTTCGCATATTCAACGAACTGGTGACACAGAGCCTCGAACAAGTCAACCTCAGCCGCGTTATAGCATGAGGTGAGAATCTGCGAGGTGAGCGAGGCCAAACCGTTTTCGGAGGTGAAAGCGCGCTGGAGCGTCTTATCCTCCGTGGTGGCGGGGTAGAAGTGGGTAAAGTCAAGACGGTGGTAGAGCGAATCCACGTCGATTTTCCACTTGCGGAAGTTGTCCGCGCCCAAGTATTCCGCATTCGGGTCGTACACCTGAGCGAGCGGCATACCTACGGCGATTTCCTGCCACGTGTCGCCATACGCCTGAGATGCGCGCTGGAACACGCTCAGTGGGTTATTCCAACGCCATGTGTTCACATACGTGCCGCCGATACGGTTCACCAAGGCCGAGTAAAACTCGTTCTTCAGCTGAGTGGATGACATGAGGGTGGCCATTTGCCTGTCCATGTTCATTTGGGTGGCCGAGGGCATACGCCGCTGATATTCAGGAGATGCCTCATTGCGAATCATATTGAGAATCTGCGCGTTATTGAATTCAGTGAGCGGTCGAAGCTGTTGCTTTGGCGTCACTACGGGGGTGGTCGGCATGATAGTTATTCCTCCTAATTATTAGTCTTCATACAGGTCATCGAATGTAATATAGGTACCGTTATAGTCATCATCGGTCATTTCAGACGATTCCGGCGCCGCATTGTCATCAGGGCCATCGTTCAACACGCGGTCAGCGGCGGCGTCGCGCATCGCCTCAATGGTTTTGGAGAGTTCCGCCACCGTCGCTTCCAAAGCGCTGAGACGGTCGGCCATGTCGGCCTCCTTGTCGTCGCCCGCGTCCTCCGGTTCGCCATCGTCCTGCGTTTCAGGCTCCGGGTCCGGCGTATTATCGTCGGTTGGCTTGGCGTCCGACTCGGTATCGGGCGTGGTGTCCGGTTCGGTGTTTTCGGTATCGTCCATAATCACCTCTTAAAGTAAGTGGCATGACGGCAATCGCGCCGTCATGCCGGTTTGCTAGGCTGTGCGGGTTCCCTCGCCGTCGCTGGGCGTTGGCTACGCACGTCTACATCCGACCGAATCGCCTTACCGACTTGCCTCACGGTCGGGCCATCGAGTCGACTTGGGACGCACACCCCGCTACCGACTATTATAGCATGAAAATATGGCCGTCATCATTGAGATGACGTGACCCGGGTAGGAACTCATCATAAGGGATGGGGGCGGCGCGATGCACGCCGCTCAAACGCATTACCGTATCGCCGTTCGTTTCCACGCCGCAATATTTGCGATTGCCGAGAACACGGAGCCTCTCATAGGTGTGGTCGTTTTTCCACGCGCCTAGTTTTCGGTCATCCGTTTCGATACCGATGAGTGTATCCAACCCTTCCAGTATCATGCCGTCGGTATCGGCGTAGAGTACGCGGTCGGCGTTCGCGTTCATGGCGCGGGATAGTATTTGCCGTCCGTAGGCGTTGACATACGCGGCGGTCGGCAGCCACGCCAGACTGTTGGCCGACTCGGGTTTGTCCACGGTAAAATCCACCCCACCGTCCGCCGATGGTTTCGGATGCAACATGGGACGGTAGAGCGAGGCCCCGAATTTCCCCACCAGCGAGTTCAACAACAGTTTTGCCATCCGCCTGCGCTCTCCGGTCGCGGTTTGTTTCACGTGAAACCATTTGTCCACGTATGCGTAGTAGAGTCCGTGTGATTTGCGGAACTTCCAGCCGCCTACGTGCTCCCACACGTGCACGTCATAGTTTTCCGTGAGTGTCTCCCAATCCACATCAGTGACCGGCAATGTGATGGAGCCCAACGTGCTATCCAAGCGTTCGCCCTCATACCCCCATACGGGCAGGATGTTGGTGAGTGTCGCTGTTTTGCCCGTTTTCAACCTTGCATCAAACGTGATGACATCGATATGCAGCGGATAATCAGCATCATAACGATACCTCCCGTCATACCACACGGGGGCATCTACCGGCATGGGGGCATCGCGCATGATACTTGGATAGAGACTATTCACATCCCAACTCCGGCAATCCCGGTATTCGCCCGGCTTGCTGTACACTATCGCCCCATAGTAGGCGGGGCGCATCCGATGATAAACCTCTTTGTCCAATGGCGGAAAATGACGCTTGAACCCGGCATAATCCCCGTCTATATAATCGGTCATCGCCATAGATGCTATCGTAGTGCCCTTGAGATGCAGGGCGGCGCATTCCTGTGCGATGTTCCACGCGGTTTCCAAATCATCCGCACCCCCGAATGTTTCACGTGAAACATTCGGGCCATCGTCGCGTGTGACATTGCGCACGTCCATGAAATCCACGGTGATGCCGCCCATGCGAACGCGGAAGCCGTAGAAGTGGCCACGGATGTTGAACGTGCCCCACACGCCGTCCTTGGCCGGGTTCGATTGCAAGGGGAGTCGTGCCAACAGTTCGGCGGCTATGGGCTTGATGTCCTGCCATCCGTGGGCGCACCATACGCGCGTATGATGGTCGAGCATGGTGAGACGGATGACGGAGTTCGCCGTCAACGGCTCCACGCCGTCATCCGTCAATAGCGTTGCGCCGTCTGTTGCCGCCGTTCGACGCTCTTTCATGGTTCCATCCCTTTAGTGTCGTGCCGCGTTGGCCATCCATTCATCAAGTCGTGCCTCTACGTCGCCCGCATCCGCCTTTGTCTCCCATTTGTGTGTCTTATCATTATACCATGCGGCCTCACGTACCACGGTGCTAAAGTTCGTATTGTTTATCAACCATCGTTTTTGACGGTTCGATAAAGACGCGAATTTTTGGGCTATACTGGAGTCGAACGCTTCAAGTTGTTGCGCGACTCTATCAAAATCTGAAAAACCCTCGTTCCCGGGAATCTTTCCAGTACCTGCACGCAATGGCGCTCGGCCTATAAGCCCCGCGTAATCAAGTATCTCTCGTTCAAGTCTCCTCCTGCCCCCTTCTCGTATCATCATACGCGCGTGGCTTATGCCGCGCTCCGAGCCGAACACGTTCGCCCGGTTGCGCGTGAGTTCGTCACGCGCCGAACCGCCGACCGTATGAGTACCCAACACATCAAACGGAGATTCTCCGGCGCGTTCCATTTCACGTACTTCGCCTACTGTGTAGCTGGCCATGCTCAACGCCTCGAATTGTTGGGCGCGTTTGATTTTCCGCCGTGCCTCGATGCGGCGGCGCTGTTGCTGTCGTAACGTCTTCCGACGTTTCGGCGGGGCGGCGGCGATTTCCGCGTCGGTAATCAACGGACGCGCCGCCAACTCCCTATCAAGTTTCGTGACATGCACATCCGGGACAACCTGATACGGCTCGCTGTCCCGCGCCCTTAATGCTTGCTGTCGTTCCCCGAATTCCTGCCCGACGCGGCGGGCAACCTGTTCGAGCTGTTGGGGGCTGAGTTTTCCTAAAAACGTTTCGGTGATTTGCTTGGGGAGGCGTCCGGTACTGTAATCCCTGATCGCTTGCTCTCGGCGTACCTGTGCCGACCTGATGGCGGCGTTGCGTTTCAGATTGTTGGCGCGTCGGTTGTTTTTACGTTTTGCCACGGCCCCTCCCTTGTGAGTATAAAACACCCCCCGTCGAAAGGATGGAAACGACGGGGGGTGAGTCTGGCGGCAACATCCCTATAGGGATGTTGCCACATTATCATATGGTGTGGACAAACATTCTACCCACGGTCTTTTTCCGACACTAGTTCGAGGTCAAAGAACTTGAATCCACGGCGGCTCTTCTTTTCCATCACCTTGAGAACAAGCGGATGGCCCCACGTGTCCGGCGTTCCGAAAATCGCGAACAGATTGCCGAAAGCGTGTGCCAGCGTGGGGGAGGCGGCGGCGAAATCGCCCTCCTCCGCGTGGATAACAACACGAGTGGAAGAGTTGATTTCACCGGTTTCTTGATTGGCTACCTCAATGGCCTGCGCAAGCACGTTGGTCACATGCAGTGGCTCATTGAGATGTTCGTCTACCTTATCGGATGTCTGCATGGCGTTGTACAGCGCCATTTTGCCGTCCATAGTGTCAGTGTTGAAGAAATGGGATACGGCGTTAGCGCCGTTCGCCGCAAAATTGTTGCCGTTTGCTACAGCCAGTTCGTTGTCAGCCATGTGTGTGTCGCCTTCCTTATAGTGGATTGTTAATTATTTTCCTCGGAGATGATATCATCTTCAACTACCTTGCCATTGACCGACCCCGGATAGTCGATGATGGTATCATCTCCAAACTCACAATCAGCCCAATAGATTGCCTCATCCATGCGCGTTTCCTGAGCATGATACTCGGCGGACACGGGTAGCATGTCTTTGTTAATCTTGCGGGCTTTTTTCATTGCCATGTCAGCCGTGCGGCACGCGCCATCCACAACCACCTCGGCGTCCACAAGTTCACCGTTTTCACCGCGCGTAACGCCGCGCACAATACTATAGTGCTTGGCCCGCTTAATATATGCCATAATTATACCGCCTTATTTCAATGTTACTGTTGTCGCGACATTCTTGCAATGTCTTCATCAGTATATCGCACGTCGGTCAGGTTGTCAAAACGGAGGCATGCAATTTTGATGATAGTCTGAGCAAACTCATCACCCTCCCAAGTCTTGCACATCTCATAGCAAGTTGCGCCCTTGACATGGCAGACCGCGCACCACGCCATCATCGCCGGACAGTAGATAAGTCCGGACAACATTTTAATGTCCTGCGTTCGTGACAATGCGGCGAACATTGATGAATGAGGCGAGATGCTTAGACAAATGTTCGCCGCGTGTTCGATACTGTCGGCAAACGCCACCTGACCACCTTGGGGCTTGTAGAAGTCCTTGAGTAGTGCTATAGCACGGCAAAACGTCTCCCAATCACCCTCACCTTTATTGTACTCACGCAAATGCAGATTACGCCGGCGACCGCGAACGACACGGCGCACACGGTCATCGTCCAGCACGCCATCATCAAACCAATTTGTCCGGTTATCATTACTCTTCATTTTCCTATATCCTTCACCTCTATAGTCACAGTAGGGCACCCCTTTGATAAACACTTTGCATCATACGACACAGCACGCTTGAGTGTATCAAAATCACGAAACTCGCTAAATTTCACATCAATATATACGGAATCAGATTCACCCACCCACTGTAGTAAATCTATATTCAACCTCATCCAACTGAGCTCATTGAAGCACACCGAAACATGAATATCGCCATCAATACGCTTCATAACACCCTTATGTTTCCTACAAAATACAACAGGAATGAAGTACTCCGGTTCATCAAACAAAGAACTCCTTAGGTCAGCGGAACCCGTTCTATAGATAAAATAGTTATCGGGCAAAAGACTATTAAACAGGTCTATAATATTGTCGTCACTAAAATAATTCATCTTCATTATCATGATTCCGCTACCTCATCACGCAATTCATACGGTCATCAATGCTCTTCATAATCAACACCTCTCCAACAACAACGTATCAGCCAACGCCCTCGCGTCAATCAGCATATGAGCCACCTGCACGTAATCACACGTATCAAACGCCACAGCCGACCAAACCAAACGACGCCTGCCGCCAGCCTGAGACCGCAACAGCACCGCATATCGTAGTTCATATATCCGATTATGAGGACAATACACCACCCGTACATCACCTTCCTTGAACTTGGACGGAAACACGGCCACAACCTCATCACTCACCATCATCAAACACCCCCTCAAACGGCAAACACACTTTAACAGTACCATTCAAAAACCCCGTTTTTGGGTCAAACGAAGAATAAGCAAAACCAACACTCACATCAAACCCGGAAAACGCACGGCGAACAACGTCAAGCACGCCATCCAACGCCTTCTTAAACGTATCCGCCGGATATGGGCCATACGACCTCATATACTCAGGCGTGAGTTCATATACCGTAAAATCATCAGGCGTAACAGTAAAACACCACATTAACTCTCCTTCCTTTACTGCTCACTCGACTACACGATTCATAAAAACCACAGTCTCAAAACAATAACGATAAAACTCAACACCCCCACGCTCATACATAACAACAAGACAATCCACAATAGCATCAACATCATAACCCACAACACACTCACCACTGTTGCGAATATAATCAATAACCTCATCCTTAATGTCTTGACGACACATCATCTCAAACACCATCCTTTCTACACCCTCTGGCGATAGTTACATAATACCACACCACAAAAACACAACACGCCGAACAACAAAAAAAACAAAAAAACAACGAGAAAAAAAACGCAGCCAAAACAACAGGCAGAAACGACAACGAAAAAAAGTCAACAAACACGAGAAGCACAAGAAACGGGACGAAAAAACACAACAGAAACGACAATAAAAAACACAGAACAGAGAGCAATAACAAAACACACAACAGAGCAGTTATGGAAAAAGGCTAGCTGCTGGGGGCCCTCCCCTC